CCATTAAAGAGAATTGGAAATTCTACCTTATTTTGGGATGACGAACACAATATATATATGATTTACAATTGGAAAACATATGATAAAAAATATTATTATACATTAGAAGAAGCAGAAGAAGCATTTCAAAGTGTAAAAAATGCTTTATAATTTAATTTTTAGTTGGATTGTATGCAAAATTATTGATAATTATTTAGATAGAACGACGTATAACCCCATTAAGTGGCGATAAATTATTTTTCATTCGATTTTATATTTTTTTCATTTGGTTTATCACATTCTTTTGGTTTTGGTTTGTCTATTAATATTTTATCTTCATTATTTAGAATTGATACAGTAAATTTATAAATCTTACCTGCAGGCATTTTTGTTTTATTCTATAATATATATAGATTATTTTAATTATTGTTTTTACCTGTTATAAGTAAAATTTAATGTGTAGTAATAGTAAGTATAATGCCATCAATACCAATTGACACAGAATTATATGAGATTGCAAAACAAATAGTTTATTCAAGATATTCTAAGCCTTCCGCCTATCGTTCAGGCGCAGTAATAAAACTATATAAGCAATTAGGGGGAAAATATAAGGATGATAATAAAAAGAAAAGTATTGATGATTACCCATTAAAGAGGTGGTTTTTAGAAATGTGGGGTGATATCAATCCCAATAAGACTAAGACAAGCTATCCAGTTTATAGACCAACAAAACGTATTACAGAGGAATCCCCAACCATAGAAAGTGAATTGAGTAAGTCACGTATTAAGGAACAAGCAAAATTAAAACAAACTATTAAAGGAAAAAAAAATCTACCTAAATTTTAATAATGTGGTATCAAGTTTTATTATGGATGGAAATAAAAGAGAAGAACACAGACAATACGCAATTGACAAAATGAATAAATTAATAAAGCAAATAGAACATATCAGGGATAATCTAATAGAAGAAGAATTGCGATCGAAATTCTTCAATTTATGTTGCTTAATGAGTGATTGGGAAATGAAAACAATAATAATGGGAATACATATAGAAACAGCAGAAGAACGTAAAACACGTTTAGAATATGAGAGACAACGTGAAAGAAAAATGGGTTTAAGTGATGAAGAACAACTTTCTTAATTCATTTCTAAATTAATTTTCTAACTAAATAGTAAAATGGCAAAAATATACTCTATAGAATTTGATAATAGATTATTTATTGACCCACTCAATATGAATACTATTGCACGTGAGATACTAGATGAATATAATAATAAGGAAACGATTAAAACTATATCTTATATTCGTGATAGATGTATTATGACTACTACTTTAAGACAACCCAAAATAACAATAGGTGAACACTATCAAGAAGGCATATATATTACCTTCTTTCCGGTTAAGTTAGAAACCGTCTAGAGTCTAGACAATTTCTAACTTAATTGTTTGTTAATCCGTAAAATGAAAAATGAGCGGAAAACCACCACAATATGAGTGTAAAATGAGTTGCGCTGTTTTTATAAAAACTAAAATTAAAAAAGTGATGAGACTCTAGACAAAGGGAATCTGTTATAAGTTTACAGTGGTCTTACTGTTAGGCTGTAAAAGTGTTAAAAACGCAAAGGGCTTTTATAAGGCTACTATTTTAAACTATCTAGAGTCTAGACACTTTCTAACTTAATTGTTTGTTAATCCGTAAAATGAAAAATAGGCGGGAAACCAACACAATATGAGTGTAAAATGAGTTGCGCTGTTTTTAGGCGCCTAGAGTCTCTATACAGGAATCTAAAAAATGATGAGACTCCAGACAAAGGGAATTACTTATAAGTTTGTGGGGGTCTTACTGTTAGGCTGTAAAAATGTTAAGAGCGCAAAGACTTTTATAAGCCATCTATTTTCAATTAGAAATAATTTAATATATTCTAGTATATTTAAAAAATAATATATTAGAGTATATTAGATTATATTAATAATGGCAACAAGTAGTAAGCGTGTTTATAAAGTTAGGAAAGAAGGGAAAGCATTTGAATATGATGGTGGGGCGCTTGATTCTTTGGAACAAGACTTTAAGGGAATGGCAACTAAGAAGGGAACTTCACTAAGTCCCCAGACATTAAAGAGCTATATAAGTAAAATTAATAGGATAGCAATTATGATAACCGGTAAGCCTTATGAGAATAGCAAGTTTCTTATGGATGCTGATAAGGTAATAAAGGCTATTGAGAATAGCACATTAAAGAGTAAAAAAGATTATTTAGCTGCAATAAGTAAGTTATTAAGGGGTAAAAATACTAGTGATGATGTATTGGAAAAATACGGAAAGGCAATGACAAAGGAAAAAGACGGTGAAGTAAAAACACGGGGAGACAATATAGCAAAAAAGAAAGATATTCAAAAGACAAATGGAAAGACATTGAAAGACATTCAAAAGGAAATAGAAGATTATAATATTATGGTGAATGGTAAAATAGATGATGATAGATTAATAAATAAATTATTGGTATCATTCTATTTTATGAATATGGATAATAAAGGATTGCCATTGTTTATTCCCCGTAATGACTTGCCAGAGTTTAAAATAGTATCATTAAACAGAACACGTAAGCCACTTTCACCAGAATATAATTATTTAGTTGTGGACAGTAATAATAAACCAATGAAAATAATCATGAAGAATTATAAGACAAAGGCAACTTATGGTACACAATCTTTTAAATTATCACCATTGCTAATGTCGCTATTAGAAAAGTATCTAAATGAATTTAATAAGAAGATGGGTGAATATTTATTTGTAGATAAACACGGAAACCCATTTAAGCATACTACCTTTTCTAATATGATAGAAGGAGCAATGAAGGATATTTTAGGAAGTAAAATTGGTGTAGATTTAGCACGGCAAATAGTAATAAGTAATGTTTATAATGATAATGCATTAATGACAATTAATGAAAAGAATGAAGTTGCCCGCGCATTCTTACATAGTGTAAATGTTGCTAATGAATATGTAAGACCGGATCTGATTCCTAAGGAAAAATAATTTATTTTACTGATTTTTGGTATATTAGGATTAGTATATTGGGTTTCTGGGATACTGGTATATTAGGATTATTGGAATATACGCGTATATTCCAATTTTCCAATATACTAATCGGCAAAAAATGGTATATTAAGAAAATCTAATATACTAATTTCTAACAAAAATTATTTCTAAGTATAATTTAATATAAAAATAATTTCTAACTTAATAATAAACAAGATGAATAACGAAAACGAATGCAAAAATATGTCCAAAAACGAATATTATCGTAATTGGTTGATGAATAATCAAGAACGAATTAAGCAAGCACGCAAGAACTGGTATGAATCACATAAGGACACTGAAGACTATAAACAAAAACGAAAGGACTATAATAAACAATACTATTTAAAGAAAAAAACAGAAAATAAGAGTGAGGATGAACCAAAAATGCTTTAAATTACTTTTTTATATATTTTCTTTTTTACAATAGAGCCATAAATGGTAATGCGTGTAATGCACTATTAAGGATATTACCACCGCGCGTCATATCATTTGTAAGTGATGGTTGGAATGGTTGAACGGTTCCAATAGAAGGATTTCTAGAATAGCTATTATCACTCATATCACCAGCACTTACATAACCGCCGCGGGGTTTATCAAGACCGAGCCCGAAAAGGTCTAATAATGAACCCCCCTTTGTGTGTTTAGGTTTATCAAGACCGAGCCCGAAAAGGTCTAGTAATGAACCACCCGAAGCACCGCCACCAGAAACACCAGCGCCACGCACCTTACGGCCTTTACGTGATTTTCCCTTATGTTGGAGACCTAACCCGAATAGGTCTCCTAGTTTGTCTGCTACATCAACGGCGCCGTGGCCTACATCCCCTATAATACTGCCGCCAGAAACACCACCGCCACGGGGATTATCAAGACCGAGCCCGAAAAGGTCTAGTAATGAACCACCCGAAGCACCGCCACCAGAAACACCAGCGCCACGCACCTTACGGCCTTTACGTGATTTTCCCTTATGTTGGAGACCTAACCCGAATAGGTCTCCTAGTTTGTCTGCTATATCAACAGCGCCATGACCTACATCCCCTATAATACTGCCGCCAGAAACACCACCGCCACGGGTCTTCTTAATTGAATGAGAAAGGGCACCACCTTTATTTTTAATTGTTTTCCATTGAGCGGCAGCCATTCGCATTACATCTTTTGGCGCCTTATTAGGATGCTTTTTGAACATTTCGCGCACAACATCTTTATACTGCATTTTCAAATTGATTAGTATTTATTATATTATACTAAGAGAAAAAAACAAAAATAATATTATTTAGAAAAAATTCATTATCTACTTACGACGACGTAGCGAATGAGAAAGGGCACCAGCAGACATGCCAGAACCAGCCTGAGAAGCTAGATATTCAAGACCCTTTTGAGCTAAAGGAGACTGGAGAGCTTTTGCACCCATTCCAGCTACCTTTTTAGCAGTATGGAGAACACCTTTGAGACCTGATAGGAAAGAGCCACCCTGTACACCCTGTGTTGCTTTTAGAGCATCTTCGCTAACCATATCTTTAGAGACTAGAGCTTGAGAGAATTCAGCTTCACTAGCAGTAGTATTCTTAAATATACAAGTTCCCATACCAATTTGGCAAGAACCAGCATTGACGAATACTTCATAAGCAAAACAATTTGTATTAGTTACACCAATAGTGGAAAGATTAGCGTTTCCAATAGCGTTTGCGTAGTTTTCAAGAGTGTAGGTAATATTATTTTGCCACATAATACCACTATCATTAGTCTTACCCTGAAAAACATCAGAAGCACTAGTAATATCTACGGCGGGTTGGAGAACAACAGGTGTACCGAGGGCGACCCATTGAGGGTATGAAATTTCAAGCTTGCCAGTGTTACGTTTAAATAATTGCCATAGTTGCTGACGATCAAAGATGTATTGACCGAAAGAACCGAATGTAACTGTCATTTGATTAATTGCAAAACCGCAAGTATTATTCTGGCTATTTAGACCCTGAAAATTGGGAGATAACTTGAGGTAGTAATATTTAGGCATAGTACTTAGCTTTTGGCTTTGGGTAGTCATTTGATATGGAGAATAACCAGAGGGAGCAACGGGAATACCATTGAGGGGGGTTTGTTGGAATTCGGGGAACTCAAAATTGTAATAACAAACGGGAGGAATGGCACCAGTCTTAAGAGTATCAACGGTTAAATAATCAAGATAGAGATTAGCACTTACAATACTTGCAGAAAGTTGTAATGTAGTATAACTAGCTACACTTTGCAACATACCCTGAAGACCTTGAGAATTATCAAGACTATAACGAAGGTTAATAGATTGAACCTGACCGAGACCAGCGCTATTACATAGAGTAAGAGGGCTAATAAACACTGGCTCACGAAGGGTATACACAGCAACCCAAATATTGCCACTAGAATTAGTTAGAGACTTAGGAACAAAGGAAGCGCGGGAGAAACCAGCACAAGCAGCATAAGGGGTAGTAGGTTGATTAGGTACAATAAGGGCATTTGTACTTACAACGGTATTAGGGCTAGTATAATTAAAGGTAGGGCATGAACTAGCTAATTCGCGTTTACGGTCAGCATCAATAATCCATTCACGGCAGTTGTTAAGAAGTTGGCTAGCATTCACGGTCGTTTCAACGTTATTTAACTGAAGAGCAAGAGTATTACAAACACGAGTAAGAGGGAATTGAGCGAAAACAACGTTGGGGGCTTGCGCTGCATTAGAGGGAGCAGCATAAGGAGTAGGGTCAATAACGGGAGGATTATTGGTATTATCAATATTAGGTAATTGAACACTGGTTGTTCTATCAAAACTAACGGCAACGTCATACTCAACAAACCAACTAGGGTCAATAATAACATTATTGCCAATAGAAAGAACGTTGTTCCATTGGAGTTGAGAACCACTAACACTAGTTGCGGGAATATAACGAGGTAAATTTTGAGCGGCACCAGTAGTGATAATCTGTGTAGGGTTTTCTAAAATAAGACGGCTATCAATAGCAACTTGAACGTCAAGACCTGCAGACATTTTGAAATGTTAATATTTACTATTATATTATAATTATATTTTTTATAAAGAAAAAAATTAAAATTAAATTGGTTATTCTAGTAGATTCTTGTAAACTGAAATTTAATACTTGCATTTTGTCCAGTTGGAATTAGTAATTCTGTTTCTGTTCCATCTAGATAAGCAATAAAGAGTTGATAAGAAATACTTCTTAATTGCTGATTGGAAATCATAGCATAATTACGGAGTAATTGTGGGTCATAGAGAAAATCCCCCGACAAATTAAAGAATTGGTTTTGTGTATCAAAATCCAAATCAGTAAAAATAGTGGTGTTGGTATCACTTCCCGTGAAATCAGTTAATAGACTCATGTTTGTTTTAATTATTAACTTGTCAACTGTATTTAATTGGTACATTGTCTCTTTACTCTGTATCATACTTCCACTAGGAGAAAGAACAAAATTATTTAATGTTGAGCCTGAAGGCTTTACACTTGTAAAATGAAAATACCGTAATAGTTCATCGTTAATGCTTATAGCTGAATTTGCCGCCGCCCATTTCGGGTCATAAGTCATCGTTAGTCTATGTGTTGAATAATCTAGAACAAAGCTAGGAGCACCACTAACCGGCATTGGATTTACCGTAGTTTTTAATGTTTCAAATGCTGTTTCATAAGCTGCATTTACTACATCTACTATCGTCTGTAAATTGTAATATATGCTAGAAGCTTGAGAAGGCAAAATAGTTTCCAAACTAGTATATACACCTATGCCACCATATGGCAGAAAACCACTTATTGTCCCTTTACTAACAAATGTTAAATAATCATAAGTTGCTACCGATTGTCCTACTGTATTAGGTACATAAACTATATCTAGCCCGCGGGAAATTTGAATATTAGGGGCATAATTATTACTTATAGCAATATTATTAGGAGAACCAACAGCAACAAACGATGTAATATTGTATTTGTAAATATCAGTGTTATTAGTTTGATTAGCATAGGCAAAACACTTAGACAAATAACCAGTATAAGTATTTGCATCTGTATGCCATTGCAACAGTGTAATTGTATTTGATTCACCATTATATAATGCCTTATAAAGTGTGGTATTTTCACCAACTAGACAATATCCAACATCTAATAATAAATTATCCCATACAAAACTAGATATTTGATGCGAACTACCAATTACACTTACATTATTAAATATACCACCGTCTAATTGTAAATAAGGAGCAGAACCAGCGGTATAAGTAGGTACAACACTAAATTTCTTTAGTTGTCCGCCATAAACCATCCAAATTACGCCGTTAATATCCGCCATTATTTGCGCGGTTGTGTCAATACCACTAATAAAATAAAATGGCACCCACGCACCGTTTGCACCAATACTTACTAAATCAAAAGAACCTACTATTTGCGTTTCCCTTATGCCTATCAATAGGGGCATATTATCGGGCGTATTATAATAAGCAATTGTAAAGGGAAAACCACTACCACCAATCGGAGAAGGGTTCCAATTGGTTTGGGTTATATTATCCCATAATAAAGAAGATTGGAACCCAGACCAATAATTCCCGAAACTATCTTTAGAAGCAGAAAACACAGTTTGATGGTTATCAAAACTTTGGAAACTCAAAATATTGTCAATAGTATTAACAACGCCGGTAGGGTCAAACATATTAATCATTGTACCAATATTTACCATAGTACCATATGTAGTACCAGAAGTAAAAGGAGTAGTAGTATTTGCACTCAATTGCTTTAATTCGTCATAACTATTATTCATCACAATAAAACTATCATCTACGGTATTTACGATGATTCCTACTGGGTTTGTTATTTCCGCGTTCAATTCACCCTCATTCTCACCGGCATAAGTTTGATAATTATAGGTTGATGCATAAAATGCCATTAATGAAGTATTATTCCAAACAATAATCATCGTTTGTCCATCTGTTGCAGCACATCTAATATCAGTTAATGGCGTACCGGAAATAGTGTCACCAAATGTCCCTACCGGTGTAATTGCATTTTGCCATTTAAAACTAAATACATTTTGAATTGAAGTGTTATTTTGAACCACTATTAAATGGGTTGCAGCAACGGAATAATTAGCAGACCGTAAATCCGCTATTAATTGTGATGTTATGTATTCACCGCTAGAATTATAAACAAATATACCATAATAAGTACACACCCAAAATATTTCATTTATTGGGTCATATACACTAAAAAATGGTGTTATTTGATTATTAGAAACATCCTTTGGAATAAATGATAATTCTAAATTACCTAATTTTCCATCTACACCCCTATAGAGATTAATATTATAATTACGGTCTAAATTAGTGTAGTATTCATAATAAGAAGTTGCGGGAACCATACCAGCTAAATTAACATATTCCGTTTGTGTAGTTGAACCACCACTACCATTAGGAAGACTTAGACCAATTTCCCACTGATTATATGGAACATAACCCATTCTTACACCTTCTAGGCTACTAACTTTTAGCTTATTAATTGCCACTTCATAATTAGATTGATTATTCAAAAAGCGACTACCTAGAGTTGTCATGACATATGATGATTTGGGAATAGTTCCACTATTATAATTCACATTACTATAATAAAGAACATTTGCGCTATCATCAAAACCACTAGCCATTTTATGTGTGTTTCTACTATATTATTATTAATATATATTTTATAATCTTTAAAAATTCAAAAAACAACAATATATTAAACTATTTCTAATTGAAAATAGATATCTTATAAAAAGCCATTGCGCCCGTCACACTTTTACAGCCTAACAGTAAGACCCCCACAAACTTATAAGAGATTCCCTTTGTCTGGAGTCTCATCACTTTTTTTTCTTTCTGTATAGAGACTATAGGCGGTAAAAAGGGCGCACCTCATTTCACACCTATATTGTGGGGGTTTCTCGCTCATTTTTCATTTTACGGATTAACAAACAATTAAGTTAGAAATGTACATAGACTCTAGACTTGCGTTTTTAACACTTTTACAGTCTAACAGTAAGACCCCTATAAATTTATAAGAGATTCCCTTTGTCTAGAGTCTATGTACATTTCAAAATTTAGTTTTTATAAAAAGGGCGCACCTCATTTCACACCTATATTGTGGGGGTTTCTCGCTCATTTTTCATTTTACGGATTAACAAACAATTAAGTTAGAAATGTACATAGACTCTAGACAGTTTAAATCATTCCAACTTCCTTAGATGATACATAATAGGATGGGTAATTCTTATTTATCATTACAAATCGGCCTAAACCTTTCATATGTTCTATTTGTTTGTCGTTAAGACCTAAATAAATCTTAGCAAGATTATTAAATGCCCTAAAATTATTACGAGGGAAACAATAGAAATATTGGCAATTAAGAAGTACTTCACGGGCTCCCTTAGCGTTTCCAGCTTGCGCGGTTTGTTCTACAACAAATACTGATTGCCCGCGGTGTCGTGATTTTTGCAACATAATAAGACGTAATTCCAAATAAGGTTTTGCGAGTTTAGTCCCAAAACTTAAAATATCATCAAATACCGCTAAGCATTTATTTTCCATTTGTTCATATATGTCATGTACATTACAACCAGTTCTTGCCATTAAGGCGTTTAAATCCACTTTCATTACATCACATTTTAAATTATCATAGTCCCCATCATCAATACTAGAAAATACATATACTTTTTTTGGTTTTATCTGTTCTATTGCCTTTCTAGCCATATAACTTTTACCACTTCCCGTACTTCCACTATAAAGGCATCTAATACCCTGTTTTTTTGACATATCAAAAAATGGCATATATTCATTACCACTAATTACTGATTCTCCCGCGTCTTCTTCATTATCTAAATAAACATCCCTAGCGGGGGAAACCGCTATTTTTTCATTAGTTTTACTTTTTCTAGTTATTAACGACATCTTATATTATTATATTATATATATATAAAATAACTATAAAATGCCATATACTCTAGAACATAAAAAAGGCAAAGGCTATAAGATACATTTGAAAGATGACCCACAACATGTGTTTAGTAAGAAATACCAGCCTAAATCACGGGCAATAGCACAGATGCAAGCTATTGAAATAAGCAAGCGACGACGTAGAATAAGTAATAGTGTTAGTGGTGGTGGTATTGGTGATATTTTTAGAAAAGTAAAAAATACAGTAAATAGCATTATTAGTGTTCCTACTACATTAGCTAATAAATTAATGCCAGAGAAAACACAATATACTAATGCAACTGAGGGTATGTTGCGAAACTATGGTAATTTTGAAATTATTTCATTAACAGTGGAAAAAGAGCCAGTTGATAGTAAAGTAATGTACCTAGCTAATACACTATCAGCATTTGAATTACAAGCTATAATGCAAAAGACGGGTATTGATAGATTCTACCATTTATCAATGGTTGCAGAGATATTAACTTCAACAAATCAAACAATAAAACTACGTATTGAAAAGAATGAGAATATAACTATTGATTTTTATAAGAGACGACCTAATACACAATCTATTAATATTGATTTGAAACAGAAGAAAATCACTATACGTGATTTATTAGAGAAAACGCGATTATCTATTGGAAACGACCATTATTTCAAATATAGGTGGGATAGTTGGAATTGCGCTGATTTTATATTACAAGTATTGCAAGCAAACGGGCTATTAGTTCCAGCAGATAGAGATTTTATTTGGCAAAATGCAGATATTATCAAAAAGAACATGTCTAGCGCATCAGCAAATAGAATGCATTTATTAACTAAACTAGGTTCTTATGTATCACACCTTAAAGGCGGGGAAATTAAATTCATATAATTTTTATCATCAATTTTTATCATCAATTTTTATCATCATTTTTATTTCCTAAATTATTATATATGTAATTATTAATATATATAGTTTGATATATTAGAAATGGCACCCCGTAAAATAGCATCTAAATTAGGAAAAGGAGCAAAGGCACCTAAGAAAGCAACTGCCCCCAAAACATTATTAGAATTACGTAAGGAAGCACAGAAAAAACAACGCGGCGAAGTTGTTAAAAGGGGAATGGTTGCTAAAGCCCGTGAAGAATCACGTGAAGCATTACGCAAATCACTTAAGGAAGCAGAAGCCACAAAAGAAAGTCTTTCAAAGGAACAAAAACGAAAAATAGCACAAATAAAAGATATTCGGGAAGCATTTCCAGAATTAACACAATCACAATTTAAGCGATTATTAAAACGTGATTACGATATTGATATTGAAGAAGAAGATGACCCAATTAGCTCAGAAGAACTAAAGAAAATAATGACATCCAAACGGGAAATAGAAACTATACGCGCAGAAGAAAGAGCACGCCAATTAGAAGAACGCGAAAATGTACGTAAAACACGCGAAGCAGAAGACGTAAAACGGGCGGTAAAAATGGCAAGAGAAGCACGGGAACAAGCTATACGGACCACAGAAGCACGCAAACTAGCAGAAGAAGCGAAAAAAACCAAAGGAAAAGCAGTGGAATTAGGTATAACACCAGCACAATTAAAACAAATTCAAATGGAGGCGAGTCGGGCTCAAGAATCAGCACGAGAAGCCCAGAGAAAGATTGAAGCAGAAATTGGAAGCAGAAAAAACCGTATTTATGCAGTAAATAAAAAAATTAAGGGTTATGATGATAAAATTGATAAATTAACAGATGAATTAGATAGTGAAAAAAACAAAGCAAAGAGAAAAGATTTGCAAAAGAGAATTGAGGAAACACAAAAGAAGAAGAAGGAAGCTAAAGTAGAAATTGATGATATTAAAGAAGAAATTGACAAATTAAAAGGAGGAAAGGAAAAGGAGAAAGAGAAGGAGAAAGAGAAGGAGAAAGAGAAAGAGAAGGAGAAGGAGAAGGAGAAAGAAAAGGAAAAGGAAAAGGAAATACCAAAGCTAACACCACAAGAATTGATAGCCAAATCATACGACGAAATGTCGGATATAGGAAAAGAATATTTTGATGCATATATAAGAAAAAATAAGGGGTTAACTGATGAGGCTAAATTAATTCTTATTGGCAATATAAGTATGAAAGGTGATTCCATATTAGAACAAATGTTAGATGAACTATTAAAGGAAGAGAAACAACCTGAACCAGAAGAAAAAGAAAAAGAACCTGAACCAGAAGAATTAAAGAAAGACCCTGAAATTAAAATTGAAAAAGATGAAGATGAAAATAAGCTTAAAAGTGATAAAGACGCAAAAAACCCACCACCAGAAATAGAACTACTAAAGAGAGATGAAGAAGAAAAAGAACCAGAAGGAGAAGGACTACACCCCATTATTGGTCTAGGACTTGCCCAACGGTACGCAATTCATCCTAATCACATTAAAGAAGGTAAAAACAAATTCACATTTACTAAGAAAGGTAAAGACCATATAAAATCATTAAAAAAATTATTACATCCTAATCACGCTGCTTATGTTGTTAATTGGTCTATACTTAATAAAGTTCGTAATGAAAGACAAGGCCTAAAGAAAGGTAAGCGCGGTACAAAAGGTGGTAGCCTAGGTGATATCCTAGGAGCCATTTTTTAGGTATACTAAAAAGCCCTTGCGCTCTTAACATTTTTACAGCCTAACAGTAAGACCCCCACAAACTTATAAGTAATTCCCTTTGTCTGGAGTCTCATCATTTTTTATATTTCCGTATAGAGACTCTAGGCGCCTAAAAAACAGCGCAACCCATTTTACACTCATATTGTGTTGGTTTCCCGCCCGTTTTTCATTTTACGGATTAACAAACAATAAGTTAGAAATGTGTCTAGACTCTAGACAGTTTATTTTTTTATTTTTCAAAATATTCTTGAACGTCTTCTAATCCATTTAGTGTTAATATTGTGGCTACATAGTCTGGACGGTTTAAGAAACCGCGATTACCTCTAAATAAGGATTCAAATTGTGGATTAGTAAGATTACGAAATATTATGCGTAATGCAGCCCAACGGCCACAAGTCTGGGCGTTCCCCCATTTTTGATAATCAACAGTATTACTAATTACTGGCCGGCGTTGTGGGTCAGTTGCTAATAGATTCTTTAATAATGGAGGGTATTCCTCATCAAATTTAGTATAACTCTTATAAGTATCTGGAGCCCCTAACCCGTAAGAATCTTGATAATAAATAGCATTATCAGTAAGAAAGCAAGCAACATAATGCCCGAAATTAACGGCCTTAGTTTGTAATAACACTACTTGAAAAGGTGAATTACGGGGAAAGAATGTATTGAATGTATATTTACTCAAATCACTATATAATACGGGTGGTTTGCCTATTAAATTCTGTATTTCAACGCCGGTTAAATCGCGGTCAGTATAATGTTTAACGATATTTTCTATACTTGTTGCCATTGCTATTATAAATTAGAAATATATTATTTTCAAATTAAAATATCCATATTGATTAACAAACACGGAAAAATTCACATTAACATACAATGCCGGAAATTGCAACGCAAACAGAGCATGAAACACCAGTATTTAAAGTTTTGACACCTGATGAAGAAAAACAATTATCTACTAGAGAACGTAAGGAATACAGAAAACAGTTAAGAAATTATAAAAGAGAGCGTAAGCGGGTTGAATATAATGAATATATGCGGGTTTATATGAGCCATTATAGAAAGATGAAATATAAGTATGACCCTGCATACCGTGAAAAGGCAAAATACAATCGGCGTTTGTTTTATTATACACAAAAGGCAAAGGCATTAGGATTAATAACAGATGAAGAATTAAAAGAAGATGAATTATTAGAAGAACAACCAATAAAAATAAAATCAAATATATTTATAAATAGTTTGATTTAAAAATGCCATATGAACTACACGCCGTTATTATATCACGTAATGTACCATTGGAAGATGCTAAGACACTTGCTAGTGAATTTATTCCCTCTACACGCCATTATTACAGAACTACGAAAAACTCATATAGATTTCGTAATATACCAAAAACGAAGTTTGACAAAAACACATTTCGTAGTAAGAAGATAAATGATGAAATAACCTTAGTTTATGGCAATTTATAAATATGTATCTTAAATTTCTTTTCTATATAGTCAATTGCATCATGTAAATTGGGTTTCGACCATAGCAAATAACGAGCCCACCAACCGGCCGTATTAATACCATCTTTCCCCCAGTTTTCCCGTTTTTGGTGTCGTTGTAGGTAATTTCGCATTCGGTTTGCTGTATGATGTTGGGTATAGTCTTGATAGTTTGAATTTCCAAAGTGTATAGTGCGACGACCATCCGGTGTGATTACTTGCCATTTTTTATCTTTTCTATTTGATGGTGTTAATAAATATGTGTCCATTTTTTTATCTTATTACTTATTAATAAGAAAAAAGGTATGACCGTACATATTAGAGACTATCTAAAGCAATTTACAGTAAATCAATTACGGGATTTAGTTAGAAGACATAATTTACATTATAGAATACGTGTGGGACAGTCTAAAGAAGAATTATTAGATTCCCTAGCAGATTTATATAAGAGTATTAGGGGTGATTATCTAATCCCTATAGATTATGAAATACGGATTGTGAGACCAAAATTGAATATAGTATCAAAAGCCAAAATACGGGCTGAAGCAGAAGCAAAGGCTGAAGAATTACAACGGGCAAAGATGGAAATAAGGAAAAATACACCTTTTGAAAGAGCAAAAAGAATGTATTTATTACATAAAAAACCAGAAAAAAGTAATGTTGAAGAAATAAGGAGAATTAAGAATGAATTGAAAGAAAATGAATTAATGTTAAAAAAACTCAAAAAAACACAGGTTTAAAAATCATATTCCACAGTTTCAAACTTTTCTAGAAGATTTATGGGAATATTAACACAATCACTAATTGTACCCCTATCGTGTCTAGGCACTTTTACTAGATTATATGTCTCACCATTATATTTATGATAGTATATACCATCGTTATAATGCATAACAAAATATACGGAATATTGGCGTTGTATATATTGTTTTGCTTTTTTATATTTACTATAATTCATTATCATAGTAGGATATGCATCGTGATTTATGTAACGTCTTTTTACCTCAATCACAATTTTATTTTCTTTATCCTTTAAGTCGAATGAATGAAAAGGCGGTGTAGTAAGTAATGATATTCCTAATTTATCATTAAATAAGGTCTTAATGTTTTCTACAAATTTAACGTCACAATCTTTACCAACATTTCTAACTGGCATTTTTTCTTACTTATTATTAAGTTAGAAAATAATTTTAGTAAGAAATAACCGCCTAGAGTCTAGACACATTTCTAACTTAAATTGTTTGTTAATCCGTAAAATGAAAAACGGGCGGAAAACCCCCACAATATAAGTGTAAAATGAGGTGCGCCCTTTTTAGCGCCTAGAGTCTCTATACTAGAATCTTAAAAAGTGATGAGACTCCAGACAACGTGAATTACTTATAAGTTTGTTAGGGCTTTACCATTAGGCTGTAAAAACACTACGGGCGCAAGGGCTTTTATAAGACTACTATTTTAAACTGTCTAGGGTCTATGTACATTTCTAACTTAATTGTTTGTTAATCCGTAAAATGAAAAACGAGCGAGAAACCCCCACAATATAAGTGTAAAATGGTATGCGCCCTTTTAAAAATTAAAAGTGTCTAGGGTCTATGTACATTTCTAACTTAATTGTTTGTTAATCGTAAATGTGAAAATGAGCGGAAAACCCCCACAATATAAGTGGAAAATGGTATGCGCCCTTTTTACCGCCTAGAGTCTCTATACAGAAAGAAAAAAAAGTGATGAGACTCCAGACAAAGAGAATTACTTATAAGTTTGTTAGGGTTTTACTGTTGGGCTGTAAAAGTGTGACGGGCGCAAGGGCTTTTCCATTTTTTCCATTTTTTCCATTTTTTCCATTTTTTCCATTTTTTCCATTTTTTCCATTTTTGTTTTATTTAATTTTTTCGATAGTTAGAAATATTTAGAATGGTTTTTACTGGCATTTACGAAAAATCAATCACAATAAAAAATTGAATTTTTTTTTTCTTAAATTATTTCTAACTTAAAAATTATTTCTAACTTAAAGATAAGACAGATAATCTCTACAAACTATAAAATGGCAAATTTAGAATTCTTCAAAACCGCGGGTCTCAATCTCTATCTAGTAAAAGATAAATTACCAGCACAAAAGGTGGGTTCTACTCTAGTTGGTATTAATGGTTGGGAATCTCTAACCAATTTTAAGAAGTATAGTAAGCAAGTAAAGGAAGGAGATAATATTGGATTTCTAAGTGGTAAGCAATATGCAAGTGGAAAATATATTGAAGTGTTAGATTTTGATATTTACGATAAAATAACAAATGGTATTAATGAACCAACAATGGAATTATATAAGAAATTTGAAAGTCTAGACACTAATAATAAGATTGGTTTCTTTAGTGGTTCTACTTGTGGTAATTATGGTGTTTTAATTGATTCAACTAATAATGAAGTATTACGTGAGAAAATAGAAGAATGCAAACATATTAATAAATGTAAAATTAAGGTTGAAGAATTGGAAATCCTTTATTGTAATAATGTTGTGTTGCCACCTAGTATTACTAATTGCAAGAAATGCCGTAGAACACACATAGCACGCAAGATGCTTAATGATCAAATGGGGTTTTGTGTTCCTAATCAACAGCAAACGGAATTCTTATTAGAATTATTCAATAATTATATTGCTAGTAAGACTACTAAAACTATCAATACACCTAATGGGACTATTTCTACTAAGGTAGAAAAGGTGGCAAAATCTGCGTTGATTGATGTTAGTCGTATTCATAAAAATAAGATGTTAGTAATTCTACAATGTCTTAAGGAATCCCGTTTTACTGCTAAGCAAACTGACGGTTGGGGGCAGTTGCTAGTGCAAGTAGCCAATGCAAATAACAGTGAGGAAGTTATAAAGGCATTTTGGGAACGTTGCCGCGTAGGTACATATAGTGGTATTACTTATAATGAGATTGCAAATGCTATTGCGGGTGTTAAGATTTCTAATGATTTTAACAATGCTAATTTATGGAAGATGGCTAAGGAAGACAATAAAGAATTATACAATAAGAATTTTAATAAGTATGATGAACCGGCATTTGAGTATGAAAAAATAACATTTACAGATGATGCCGAGAAGCCTAGCCACTTTATTAATTATAAGCAAGTAAAGAAATATTTTGGTGATAGTAAATATTGCTTTATAAAATCTAGTTTAGGTACTGGCAAAACACAGTTTATTAAGAATGTAATTGAAGAGGAATTCAGCGGAGAAATTACAGAATATGATTCAAAAGGGAAAATGACTATGAGACCTTATCGAATTGCATTCTTAAC